TTCCCAGTGATAGCGGTTCGAATGCCATAATTATAACGTCTCTAAGTATTTAGCACTGTCAACAAGAGATAAATTTTCGACATCTTGATAGTTGTAGATTCTATATTGGATTTTTAAGGTTTTTTCTGCTCTTTTAATCATACCGTATGAAATCCTTTTCTTATTCTGGAGAGTCCTAATTACAGCTTCTCTTGTAGCGGTTCCTAAATTATTCAAATTTATTCCAGCCATATAGGTTTTTCCTCCATGCCTGAAAAGCCTACCTCCTTTCCTGAAAACAGATAAAATTAAAGGGTGAGGGTCAGTTGCAGTTTTTGAGTTATATTGAAATTCATACATATTTCCAACCACTGAATCTAGGCTGTCTAGTTCAGATTGTGCTAATACTCTAGATTCTGCAATTTTCTCGAATTTTTTTTTATTTTTTGACATTGGTTTTACTGTAATTAAATTAAAATTGGTTTGAATTTCGGAGATTCAAAACAAAAAAAAGTTTAAAGCTAAATGTAATGAATTCTAATTTAGATAGTATAGAAATGAACGAGTTCCTGGAACAGATTAATTTTGCTCTGTCTTTGGAGTTTAAGGAAAAATGGAGGCATAGATTCTCAACTCACTTTGTTTCCATCTTCCAGTCTAGAATACTCAAAGCTTTGAAAGAGGAAAAACCTGTAAAGAAAGATTCTCTTGTTTCCTTATATACGAAAAAACACAAGTACAACCTTTCAGAAGTCTTGTGTTTCTTTGACGAGATTGATATAACTCTCTACAGTCCTTTGATATATTAAATATTAAATTTATTAGGGTTATCGAATTTAGATTCTTGTACCTTTTGAGCAGTTCTTTTTGCTTGCTCACATTTCTTAGCCTCTTCCAGCATTTCAGGAGTTCCTCCAAACTCAGGACATAAGTCCTTATGTTGACACCAGTTACAATATTGATTTAAGGTAGGCGTTAGCTGGTTTTTCTTTTTCTTGCGAATTTCCCATATCTTTTGCTTCAAACCTCGAAGGAATACCGACATTTGAGTTCTTCCGAACTTAACAGATACCAGTTCATCTAGGTGAGGGTAGTAGTGAGCTACTGATATTTTATCAACAGGGACATTCATTAGTTTTGATACTGCAAATGCGTACATTAGCATTTGAGGGTCTGTAAATAGTTCATGTTTCGGAGTAGGTCTCCTCGATGTCTTATAATCTATTACGAGATAACTTCCTGACTTCCCTTTTACTACACGGTCAATAATTCCATTAATTTTAACATCTTTGTCAATATCAATTTCGAATACCATCTCATTACTTACCGTGGTTTCTAGCTTTTTGTTAAATTTAAAAAAATTTTCTAATATTACTTGAAGATTTTTCTCTTTAACAGAAGGAAAGGTATAATTATCTCTTAGCTCACCTGCGAGCTTTTGAAGTTCTTCTATACTTTCAAGCTCGGTTCCAAGTTCAAATATCTTATGAACATAAGAGCCATATTGAAGAGCGTCTGTATTTGAGTTTTCATTGTAAATTCCTTGTAGGTAATCTACGTATTTAAACTGATACTTTTTCTTACATTCGTTATACGTTTTAAGCTTACTTGGTGAGATTTTATTTATAAACATGGAAATATCCCCTGATATTATTAAAGACTATTTACACGAAAAATTCAACGATTATACTGAAACAAACTCAGAATTTATCGTCAATAGCCTTTTTTGCGATGACCATAAGCGTCATATGTCAATCAACACACATACGGGATTATGGCAGTGTTTTAAAACTAGAGAGAAGGGAAATTTTCTACATCTTGTAGCTGCTGTAGAAGGAATCTCATATAATGAGGCTACCTCACTGTTCCAGAAGAAACTATTTGATACTCCCGAAAAATTATTTACAGCTACTACAAAAATTAAAAATTCTCAAGAATCTCTCACCAAAGGAAGGTCAGTTGATGAGGAAATTACTAATTTTAAAAAACTAAGCAAAGCCAGTGTAGTATCTAGCAATCTTACAGAGAGGCTAGCTTATAGATTCGCTCTAACTAGAAAAATTGACCCTACTAGGCTGTACGTAGCTACGAAAGGGAAATATGTAAACAGGGTTATTATACCTTTTGAGGATTCCAAGGGGATGTTTTATTTTCAAGCTAGGAATTTGACCGGGTTTGGTATGAAGTATCTAAATCCTTCTTTTGCTGAGTATGGAGTAAAGGCTTCTGAGATATTATATCCATTTGACCGAGAAGAAAGTTATATCGTCGTCACAGAAGGTCCTATAGACGCGCTCAGCCTTCAAAATATAGGAATTAATGCCACGAGCACTCAAGGTTCTATCTTCTCTCAGAATCACTTACAAGAAGTCTCAGGCAAAAAAATAATCCTAGCTTATGACAATGATGATGCGGGTGATAAGGGTATTATGTTTGCCAATCGTCTAATAAAATCAAAAAATCTACCATCTCCTTATACAGTAAGACCTCCTAAGAAGTTTAAAGACTGGAATGAGTTTGTAGTAGAAGCCAGCACCTCAGAGGTGAGAGCTTGGATTGCTGAAACAGTTACTAAGATGGATTTTGACTACAAGCTTAGCGAACTACTAGATTAAACTTGTCACTCATTATATTCTGGTCTAGTAAAGTAGAACTAACTTGAATTTCGTAAGTTCCCACATCTCTACTAGCAGTATCCCAGTTATAGATTATAGTGTCATCTGAATTTACTGAAACTCCTGTAGATGTCCACGCTTGAATTTCTTCATACGCAGCTCCTGTTGACGTATCGTCTTTTAGTTTAATTATCCTAATAGCTGCGTTGTCCAAAATCGTTGAATTAAATATACTTTTAACTTCTGGAGTTATGTTCGTATTATTTACAGTATGCTCAGAAGTTACGTGTAAGTCTACTTTTGCATTTTTATTTACATACTTTTGAACCAATCTCTGTCTTGTTGTTACCATCAAAGGCTCTGTTAAAGATATGACGTTATCGTTAAAAAATTCAAAAGAATGGATATATAGAGACGAAACACCATTATCCACTACTGTCCACATATCCCAATACTTAGTAGCAGTTAAATCTGTGGAACTCGTATAATAAGTATTTGTAGTGTCATCATCTGGGTCAAGCCATGAGATATCGTTTTCTAACAATACAGCATATTTTCCAGTAGACCTCTTATGGATACATGATGATGGAGTAGCATTATAATCAGCCTCATCTTGAGTTCCGCTAAAAATTATAATAGCAGAGGCATTTGAGCTTGTAGCAACTAACCCATATCTGGAAGAATCAGCAGACAAGTCTAGCCAATTATCTGAAGACCCACTATTGGTATCTTTAAAAATATGTACAGATGCTACTGAAGACGGGTCAGCGTATGCACCATTTTTCAAGTACATAAACTCCAATAAAGTTCTATCTGTTGGGCTTGGTCTGTTAAAACGAGCTGTTACTGTTCCTGTAGTATCGAATGTTGTCATAGGTCTATATTATTTAGACTTCATCTTTTCTATTTCCGCATTTTCTCTTTCATTCTCTTCATTTCTAAGTTTGATATACTCATTTCTCTCCATGAAGGTCATTCCATATACATCTTTTAGGCTGAAACCGCAATGATGCACTAGAGTGTAGGATTCCATATAATGGTAATCCTTTTCCAGCACTGACTCTAGCTCACGTCGAAAAAACTTTCATTAATTGGCAGTTCTATTACTGAATCCGACCCACAAGCTCTACATAAAAAATTAACTTTAGTCTGTAATCCATAATCAGTACTGAATATACTCTTCCTAAGAACGGTTACATCTTTGCCTGTAGTTCTAGATATGAACCCTTGGATAATTACTCTCTCAGAGTGACCTCCTACAGATTTAACAAATCTCCAAATATTATCCATTAAATGTTCTTGGTTATTTAAATATTTTTCATCTAATGCAGTAGGTACCATATATTCGACTTCAACTTCAGAATCGGGTAAAACTACTGTATTAGATTTAGCAGCTGAAATGTCCGCATAATTAACTGGGAGTTTATCTAACTCTACTGTAAGCTCATTATTTTCTCCACAGTCCTGACATTCGGCTTCTATAGTATATTCTGAACCGTATGAAAGCTCCCTAAGTTTAAATAATATAAAATTCTTATCAACTAAGGCTAATTGATTAAAATCTAAGTTCTTAGTACATCTGTCAATAAGAGTATTAATTACTTTAGTACCATCGGAAACTTTTTTAATACTTCTTAGGACTTTTTCATCCTCAAATGTAAAAGGTCGTACCTCTACAGATGCTACACCATTAGTAAACACACCTGCAGTTGGAAGGTCTACGGATATCCATCCAGTTTTCTCCTCCACCTTTGATAACAACTCAGCTAGAGTGTCTTTTAGAGAAGTGTCTTCTTGAGAGCTATTGGCTTGTGGGATTTGTGGTTTTTCAGGTTCTACTTCCACATTTCTTTGTCCAGCCATAGCTAGGTCTATAATAGATTTCTTTTCTTCAGTCATGATAATAAAAAATTTTTTGTACTTTTGCTCTATAATAGATAAAATAAAAAAATATGGAAATATTTATTTCTAATACTTATTCTATTTTAAAAACCGATAACATTAAGCTGTTAAAGGCTTTAGGTAAAAAATACAGATGCAAATCTCCCGGATGTGAGTTCGCAACCTCTTACAAACGTGGTCATTGGGATGGTTATAACTATTTTTTCAACCCTAAAAACGGAAAGTTTGGAACAGGCTTATTATATAGTATTTTAGAGGATTTAGATTATTTAGACTACGATTATAAGCTAAACGACAATAGACCACACTTAGAACTGGGAGATAGTGAGATAGAAGGTATAGACCCTAGAGGCTATCAAGATAATCTCATAGAGGAGGCTTTGAAGCTTAGGTCTTGTATTATTAAATCTCCTACAGGTTCTGGTAAGACTATAATTATAGCGTCCATTTTAAAAGCATTAGAGGGTAGGACAGGGCTATTATTCTTCAATAAAAAGCAATTATTAAAGCAGACTTCTGATTTCCTTACTAAATGTGGAATAGAGCACGGTGTTGCATTTGGGGATGGAGTTGATATTAAACCGCTTACCTTAGTTACGATACAGTCCATAGACAAAGTAATTGATACGCATTTAAAAACGTCTGAGTTTATTTTATTTGATGAGATACACGAATTTGCAAAAGGAAAGGTGGCTAAGAAAGTTTTAAGTTCCTTCCCTAACGCTACTTACAGAATCGGACTATCAGCAACCCCTCCTACCGCTAGACACTCCCTACTCACCTTAACCTCGTTCCTAGGTAAACAAATAGAAGATGTTACAGCTAAAGATTTAGTAGAGGAGGGATATTTAACCCCTCCATCTATACAGCTCCTAGAGTTACCAGATGTTGACGACAGTGAAACAACAGGAAAAACATATCAAGAGATTTATGAAGAGTTCATAGTTGATTACAAATATAGAAATGAGCTAATTGTAAACATCGTGGACAGAATAAAAGATGATAATGCTAAAATATTAATACTTACTAAAAACCTAGCACATGCCAAGTACTTTAAAGACTCAATACCTGGCTCTTACCAATTAGAAGGTAAAGACAGTCTACAAGATAGGGATAAAACTTTAGAAAAGTTTCTGAAGAAAGAAGGACCTTCTGTAATAATAGGTACTATAATATTTCAGACCGGAATTGATATTCCAGAACTAACACACCTAGTAAACGCTAGAGGTTTAAAATCTGAAATAGCAACAATACAAGCTTTAGGTAGGACACTTAGAAAGCATGATAATAAATCTCAAGTTTATATTTATGATTTTATAGATAAAGTTCCTTACCTAGGTAAACATTCAAAGCAGAGAGTAGATGCTTATAAATCTCTCGATTTTAATATAGAATTTCATGGAATTAAAAAAAAATAAAGAAACGAAAGTAAATAGCCTTCCTGACAACGATAGGGAAGAGCTTCTAGGAATTATTAATAAACTAGAACAATTAAAAGGAAAAGATTCCTCTGAAATAACAGAAGAATCTTTAGATTCCTTAGAGTCGATTATATTTGATTTATTAAATATGCAAAACCGACATCAAAGATATTATCGTCGCTGGTTAAAGCAAGGTTACTTAGCTGATTAAGCTCCGTACTGGTCATCAGGCATTCTTTCATCCTCATCATCTCCTTCGTCACCGCCTCCGAGAGTTGATAAGATTTTATCTAAATCAGCCATAATAGAACCTACGTTCCCTTTATCTTTTTCTAGACCTACGGAAGAATCTGAATCATCTCCCACAACTTCAGAACCTTCAGCTTCAGCTTCTTGCTCTTCTTCTGCGTCTCCAGCCATTTCTTCTTCCTCAGCAGCTTCTTCTTCAGCAGCCTCTTCTTCAGGTACTTCTTCAGCAGCCTCTTCTTCAGGCATTTCCTCAGAAGCTTCGTCTTCCATTTCTTCCTCAGGCATCTCCTCTTCTTGAGCGCCTGCTCCTGTCATAGCTCCTAGAACATCAATAACTTGAGACAAATCAGACGTTAGTTTAGGAACATCAATGTAATTCATTAGGATTGCGTTCTCGTTAAGATTTTCAGAATCAGAATTTATACATTCTTTAATTAAATCGTTAACTTCAAGAGCTTCTACCCCTCCTTTACTTCCGACAAATTTTGAAAAGTCTTTAGTTACATCTTGTAGAATTCCTTCTTCCATGCACATAGAGAGGACTTCGAAGAATACTGAGTGAGTCTTAGATAGATTGCTAAAAGTAGGTACAAATTTTAAATTAGCTACGTTAACACCGTATTTTTCACTTAGAAGACTTACTAACTCTTCCTTAACAGGTTTTTTAGTTTCATAAATCTTAGAAACGAACTCTTTGATATCTTTTTTCAATATTGTGTCAGTAGTGTTTACTTCATATATTGAAGTTAGAGTTTCATTCAAATCTGCTTTAGTAGCAAAACAGAAGTATGGAACTTCTTCAATTACTTTCTCAATACTTTCGATTAGGTTTTTATCGTCAGAGAAAATACAAGACGCTAAATCTTGAATAGCTTTGTTAGTAGCCCAGGCACCTGAGAAATTTTCTTTAGATTCCATAAGCTCTTGGCGCATAAGCTCTTGCTTACATACCATTTCATACAGGGTATTACCTTCTTTCAAATCAATTTCAATTTTTCCAGATTCAGTTATATTATCTAAAGTTATATCAGATTTAGTTTCAAACACTGTTGACATGGCATTTACAATACCTGCACAATCTTGCAAATCTTGATTTTTTAGAATTTCTTCTTTATTTTCAGCAATAAAAGCTTTCAAAGCTTCTTTACCTTCTGTTAGTTTCTTATACTCTGAGGATTCAACAATTTTCGTAGAATTATCAAAAGAACTTGAATGTTTCTCAAACTTGTAGCGAAGAGTATCTAAATCGTTACGGTCTTCGAATAAATTCAAAACATCTGTAAAAGAAGTATCTGCTTTATCAAATCTATTCTCTCTAAGGTTAGAAATAAACTGAGATATACCTTCATTAACTATACCGTCAATTCTTTCTGGAGACAAGTAATTCTCTACTGTATCAGTCTTTATGTTTTCTAAAACTACAGAAGAATCTTTAATTTCGTACTTACAGGTAAGGAGATTGTTATTCTCTGACAAGAATTGAACTATCCCTGCTGCGGAGTCAACTGTAAAAATTTTATAGTTTTCCCGTAGACTACGGCTTAGATAATCGGCAGTTTTATGCAGATTGGTAAGGTTCTTATTTCTATTTTCTAATAGCATGGTTTTATTGTATCCTAGTTTATATACTTGATAATTTTTAATTTATTTTAGTTTATTGTAGAGATTTACTCTTCGGGCACTTCTTCCTGAGGCTCTCCACCAGCTTCCTCAGCTCCCATTTCAGCTCCTCCTAGCTCAGAACCAGGTTGTGGTGGAGCTAAAGCTTCTTGCTGCTCCGCTTGTTCCTGCATCTGTTCTTCTCGGACCTCCTTCATTTTACTCTTCATTTCCTTAATTTCATTCTCATTCATTTGGAAATAATTAGAATAAATGTAATCATCTGTGAATAATTCTAAACCTTTAACCGCTTGAACTACTCTAGTTTTCATCTCATCCAATTCCAATCTTCGTTTCTCTTGAAGGTCAGAAGGAGGACATAAAGTTACTTCTACCGCATTTATTAAATTTTTATCAAACTTTCTCAAAGTGAGGTGGCGTTTAATTATTAAATTTAAACTTGATTCTATTTCTCTCTGTAATCTTGCTACGGCACGAGAGAATTTAATATCTAACTGAGATAGGTTAGATTTTCTTTCAGGGCTTTGTTCTTTCTCTACAATAAAATCTTGAGGAACTTTCAAGGCTGCTAAAAGCTTATCTCTAAAATATTTAACGTCATCAGTCTCACCTAAATTTTGAGCTCCTGGAAGAGTTTCTATTTTAGTTCCATTCCCTTTACCTTTAACAGGTACAAAGAAATCTTCGTCAGTAGATAATGGATTATAGCGCTCATTTATCTTTCCAGAAGTAGGGTCAAAGAATTTTTCCTTCTTAAACTTCTGCTTCAACCTTTCCATAAACATTTCTACTTTAGATGTAGGTAAATTTCCAGTATCCACGTAAAATACCCTACGCTCAGGAGCTCTTGCCAATCTATAGATTAACATAGCATCTTCCATAAGCTTTAGAGACCTCCAAGCATTGATAGCTGGAAATACGATAGATTTTCCGTAAGGATAAAAATTAGGGTCGGACGTATGAATTCGGAAGTGAGAAATTTGGTCTTTATTTAATTCTAAATATTTACCCGTACCATTTCCAGTGGCGTTAGGGTCATTAGCACCTCCACCAGACCTAGTATCTGGTACCTCTTGCATGAATTTTTGAAGGTATCCGTATTGATTCTCTACTCTTGTAATGTAGTTAGGATTTAGTATTTTAAGTCTTTGAATACCTGCTCCGGGATTATTAAGGTCTACAATATTCTCTACAAAACAATCTCCATACTTAGCTACATTTCTAAAAATATCCCATATGTATTGCTTTAGGTTAGTATTTTTGATAAAGTTCTCTAGCTCCAATTTAACAGGTTTACTATCTGAGTTGATGTGTAGAATATCACCATTCAAATGTTTTTGGGTTCCGTCATCTGCGTAAATATCCAAAGCGGCTCCGATTTCAGGATACTCATCCATTTTCTCATAATCTTGATATCTTTTTCTTTTATCGTACTCAATCTGAGGTAAATGAACCATTCCTTTGCTTATACCTATTCCAGGAATGTCGGAAAAGATATCAGCAGCCTTTACTGTATCACCAGATAGTCTACCTCCTCTTTTAGGTTTCCTACCTCTAGTAGAAAAGAATTTACCAAAAAATCCAGAAGATTTTCCAGTAGCTGTATTCAGATGACCAGTATAGTTCGGGTCTTTGAAGTTAGTAAACGATTCGTTTAAGTTTTGATTTTTATCTATTTCAGAAGCCATGATGTGTCCTCGTGAGTCTCACTATTATTAGATACCCTTAACATATTAGGTATTTCTTGTTTTGTTTCATTTTCACTGCCTTTATCTACAGAAGGAGGTAATCCAGAAGCTAAATCTACGGATACTAAGGCTGCTAAACCTAAACTCATAACTAAATCGTCATGATATCCTTTATCTGCTTCAATTCTACCCGTATCTGTTATTACAAAAGTATTTAACTCATCAACTGTTCTTTCTGAGTTAATTCTAAATCTAGAAGTTCTTAATGCCTCTTCTAAAAAGCTTAAAACTTTTTCTCTAGCTTTAGTAGACATTTGGAATCCAAATTCTTGTTTTTCGTCCATCCAAATATTTTCATATTCTAATCTTTCGAATAATTCTTGTATTAGAGGTATCCCTAAACCATTTCTTTCTACGACTACGTGAGCTAAATTATAATCATTCCCAGTATCGTGAATTACTCTTGCAAAATCAGCCAAAGAAGTTTTATTAGAATAAAATTCAGCCACTTGTTCTCCATTGTATAAATTTATAACATGAAATGCTGAATTATCCTGTCCTCTACCGTAAGAGGCATCTACAGCTATAATATATTCACCGTAAGGGTCTGGATGTTTCCAAATTCTTAGATTGCCTGAAGATTTTACACTGTACTCTCCAACGTGTGTTGCGTTTAATCTTTTTAACGTATCTCTATCTATGAAAGTATCTCCTGTACCTAGGAATGAGCATTCAAATTCTTGCTCAAACATCCTAGCGCCAATTATTGGATAATTTTTATTATACCACTCTTGAGTATACTCAGGATGCTCTCTCCAGTTAATATCTATTGGGTTAAAATCATTTATCCCATCTACAGAATCTCTATACAGTTCGTAATACAAGTTAGACATCCCGTTAACTGTAGAAATCAAAGTAGCTTTACCGCCTGTAGCAATTGTAGGATATACCGCAGCCCAAAACTCTCTCATTTTATCAATAAATGCAGCTTCGTCTACAATTAGATGGGATACTGATTCACCACGACCAGCACCAGCAGGTTGCGACATTACACGGCTCCCTGTAGTCAGATGTAGCTTATGAGCATTTTTTGCTAGTATGTTAGGCTTTAACCATTTAGGTAAATCATCATACATAAGCTTAACTCTTCTCAAAAATGCTGTAGATTCACGGTCTCCAATAGAGACCACCATCACGTTGTGGTTTTCTATAAAAATAATAGACCACAATGAATACGCAGCACATAATGTGGTTGCACCAGCCTGTCTAAATTTTCTCAAGATATTAAATCTTTTATCATGTACATCATTTAAAATTCTTGACTGAAATTTGTACAATTCGAAGGGAATTATCCCTTTAATAGGATGTTCAATATTAACATAAGTTTTTATAAAATATTCCGGGGATTCTGCACACCGTTGTATTTCATCGACTATATCTTGTTTACTGACCATAATTTATATACATATGAGAAAAATCGTAATTATTCCCTCTAAAACTGAAGACATTTGTGAAACCCTTGTAAACTACTTTAAGGAAGCAGGTTGGGAGCTTTTTGTAATGGCTGGATGTTCTAGTATTTTTGAAGCCTATGAAAAAGGTTTGAAAAAGGCTAAGGTAACCTCTAAAGATGTTGTAATCTTCTGTCATGATGATATTCATATCCTTACTAACACACAGGACTTTAACAGTATAATAGATGGTTTTTTACAAAAAAATAAAATTGGTTTTGCAGGAGTTGCAGGTACAAAAATATTAAAAGAATCTTGTGTATGGTGGGAAGGAAAACAATTTTTTCCACATCCACACTTATCAGGTGACGTTTTTCACGGGCATACTTTAATGGATATGCAAAATACTCACTATGGATGCCCTTCCAGAGTTGTAGTACTAGACGGTCTTTTTCTAGTATGTAAAGCAAGTACTTTGTTTACTTTAAAATTGTCTAAACCTAATATGTTTAAAGGAGATTGGGATTTTTACGATATTTATTACACACTACAAGCTCATTTTAAAGGTTTACACAACTATGTTATGCCTATTCAAATATTCCATAAATCTCTAGGTGAGATAAACGGTAAAGAGGGCTGGCACAATAATAGAGAAGCCTTAATAAATAAACTTGGAACTAAACTTCCTATAATGATTAATTAGCAGGACGATTTTGTTGTCTTCTAGAATCTTCTCTGCGCATTCTTTGTTGTTTACGCTCTTCTAGCATTTTAGCATCTTTTTTCATTTTAGCATCCATTTGTTTTTTCATCATAATCTGAGTTCTAACACCACGATTATTACGAGTATCTTCAGGAGCTCCACAGAAAACTTCATTTACTACCCAACCAAACAACATACCTAGAACAAAAGCTCCGGCAAGACAAATATGACAATTTTTTTTCATAACAAGATATATAGAGATTTACATAGAATAATTTAGGAATATCACGTCTTTATCTATATTATTAAGCTTATCATGTCTATTCCTTTCTAACTCTGTTTTAGAGCTGCCATATATTGATAAAATTAAATCTGAGTTATTTATTATAAAATCTTCAGTTTTCTCTTCAAGCTTCATAAAATTTAAAAGATTAGCTTTAACATCATTAACAACTATTACAGCCTTACAGTTCTTAACTGCTCGATTTAATAATGCTCTATTTTTTTTAGTAAACCTCCTAAAATGACCCTTACTAGGACTTACTATAATATAAGGTATTTTAAGAAACCGTAATACAGTCGTCAGATGTAAACTAACTCCTGCGGATGGGGTTATATACACTACCTTTGGATTGATTGAAGATAAGACCTGTACAATTCTTTTAATTGCAGCGTTCCTAACATCTCGTCCTTCCCCTTTCTTCATATTAATGAATGAAGAGGAGCCGAAAATACCTAAAATGATATCTTCCCCTTCAATTTGAAATGGTTCTGTGGTGTACATCTCATATTATCTATGTGTTTTCAACACACAATGTTTTTTAGAAACATATATAAATTAGGAAAAACATCATGAAACCAGTATCTCCACAATTTGTACAATCTATCGTTGAAAACTATGGTTACGGTAGTGAAGAGGGTGTAAAACACCAAACTCAAAAAGAAGCTGAAGCGTCCTGTGAAAAACACGACAAAGCTATGAAAGACTTTGGAATGCCTAAAAATGTAGGTAACGCTTACAAAGCCCCTGAGAACCCACAGCCTAGAGAACAAAGTCTTAACGATGACCAAAGCAAATCTGAAGAACTGACTGAAAACGTCGAAAAGGGTTACCCTGAAATGGGAATCAAAGGAGGTACTAAAGCAGCTAAGAAAGAAGCTAAGAAACGCAAGTATAAAAAGAAACAAATGCTTCAAGATGATGACGGTCTTGTAGGTAACCAAGATGAGTTAGACGTAGATGGTGATGGTGAAATCGAAGGAGAAGACCTAGCTAAATTACGTGCAGGTAAGAAAAAAGAAGTAGCAATGGAATCTAGAGTGGAAGCTCTTGAAGAAAGCCTAGCTACACTTCTAACTTCCCTAAAATCTCTAATTAATGAAGGCTACGGTAAAAAAATGAATGAAGCAGAGGGTCCTACAGATAAAGAACTAAAAGATATTGAAAAGAGGGAACATCACAAAACATCCGTGGGAGCTCAAGGAGCAGCAGCGGAAGGAGGTGACGAAGTTCCAGTAGGTAGAAGAGGTTCAGGCGAAACAGCCAAGCTAGGTCACGTTCTTAAAGGGATTAAGAAAGGCTCAGCTAAAGAAAAAGAACTCAAGATGAAAGCTAGAGGTCATAAACTTACTAAAAAACAAATGAAAGCAGGTCTTAAAAAGAAAAAGCAAATGACTAAGCAAGAAATTAACCAAGCGGTACAAGACAACAAGTAACCAACACATTAAAAGCAAAAACCCTACTAAGATAAAAATCGATTAGTAGGGTTTTTTTATTGGGATTAGATACCGTATTATCTAGGGTTTAGGTAGTGGAGGGAAATTCGATTTAACCTTTCTATCTTTAGCAGGTGGAAATTTTTCATGTGCTTTTCTTTCTTTCTTTGCATCTATAGCACCATCAGCAGCACGTGTAGCCGTATTTAAATCAGTGCTTGGGTTTTCAGCAGTTTTCATACCTCTACTCTCTTGGCTTTTTAATTTTTTAACCAAATCTTCTCTTGCTTTATTTTTTACCTTTTGAGAAGTTCTTCGGCTTTTTATAAGTCTTCGTAGTCGGCTTTTAGAAGATTCTTTCATCATTTTTTTCCTCTCAGCTTCTCTACTTGCGATTAAATCGCTAAGCCCTGCTTCACGCTCTTCTCTCGCCTTCATTCTATCTCTTATCTCCTTATCTTTGGCAGATTCGTTAGGTCTTATTGATGGAAAGGGTGGCTTTGTCATATATTTCGGAGTAGAAGCTTCTTTCATCATTGGTTTTTTCATCAATGGTTTTCTTGGTGGTTCTGGTTTACCTGGAGGACCTGGTGGTTCTGGTCTCTTTGGTCTTTCTGGTTTTCTATCTGTTGGTCTTGGTGGTATTCTATCTGTTGGTCTTGGTGGTATTGCGTCTGGTCTTTCTGGTCTTCTATCTGTTGGTCTTCTATCTGTTGGTCTTGGCGGTGGTCCTTTAGGACTTAGTTTTCTTCTTAATGGTAAAGATTCATCTACCTTACGACAGGAACCAGCAGTAAACGCTTTTTTGCCTGGTGTAGGTTCGTATCCCTTCCAACACCTAGTTTTCTTAGCTTCAATATTCAAAGTCTCAGGATAGTTTTCATCTCCAGGCTTCGCTGGTTTCCCACCTCGCTTGCGTTTAGCATGAATATTAGCCCAAAGACCAGGTCTCTTCTTTTTACCTTCTTTCAATGTGTTTAAGTATTCAGAAAAATTCATATCACATTATATAGCTAATTATATCCTACTTATACACAAACTTGTAACCTCTTCATAAGGATAATCCCTGACTCCTCCATACTCTACGATAAGAACGAAATTTTTTTCCCTAGCCACCGCTTTTAAAATTTTTTTATAATTATTGGTAGCTATTATCATCAATTCGTTATATCTTGCCGAGCCTTCTTTAATTTTTTGTTTTTTTATTATTATTACAGATGGTAGCTCTTCGTATATTTTAACAGACGACACTACTCCTATCTTATCTTTCTTTTCAGGATTAAAATGAGATATGTTACCATATCTTACCATCTTAGGATTGACAATAGGTTCACAATACCTAGTCATAGATAAAAGAGGTAACAATAGCAAATACGCTACTATAGCTTTGAGATTTGGATACATGTATTATTATAGTTAGAAATTTAATGTAAAATCAATTAAAAATGTTATACTAGATGAGCCTCCATCACTGCTAAAGCCTTCTCCTTCTACTAAACCAAATCCTGCATTACCACGACCTAAAGCTGAAAGTTTTAGAAGCGTGTAATCAGTATTCCATTGAAATCCTATCTCAGCTGAACCCCAAAAATCTAAAGAAGCAGCTGTAAAATCTAAATCTATAAACTGAATTGTATGCCTAACTTTAACATCAAAGAAGCACATCATACTCCTATCAACATTTAGATATTCTATTTTAAGATACCTAGCATTAGCATAAACTCCCACACTTTTAGATGATAAGCTTTGGGTAGTACCGTCACTATATGTAAAACCCTGATTTCCCGTAGCTTTGGGATATTGTTCGAACTTAATTTTAGTATTTGGGTCCATAATATCCCCCCTAAGAGTTTTATCTCCAAATCTTCTAATAGCCTTGCTTACCTGCCCATTTAAATCGAACGCGGCTGCTAAAGATTCCCCAGCTCTGAGGGTTTTAGGAGGTAATTCGAACCCAAGCTCACTAACAAAGGTGGTGCCGGGTACTGACATCTCAATACCTTCAGTATAATCTAATTCAGTGAAGTCCAGAAGAGGGTTTTTTGCTTTAGTTCCCGAACGAAGATACGCGAGTCTTTGAGAATCCATATCAAATTCTTTTTCATCTAATATGGTTGTATTCTCCTCTATGGTACATTTCTTATCATGAGGAGGTTCGGGAGGAAACTTTACATCGCCATTTACCATTTTAAATAATCCTTACCTTCGTCGTAATTTATACCGATTCCTATTTCATCAGTATATGTGTTGTAGGTGACTAAAAATCTAACATAAGAAGGTAGCCTAGCTTCTTGCGGAAAATCAAATAGTACTGTTAGCTTATATCCTATCTGAGATGGAAGTTCTGTAAGGTCAGTATATTCATTAAAGATATCTACCATTGCTTTATGAAGAGTCTTTCTAAATGCATTGTTTCTACGTATCTCCATTAAGAAATCTATCTCAGCTGAATTTTTATTTGCATTTAACTCATTCTCATAATCAATGAAAGGAGCATGTGCAGAGTCAATTGTTAAATTATCTCTTTTATAGAGAGTAGTAACAGGCAAGCGAGAATCTTTATCTTTAAATACGTACTCTAGTTTTTGAGCAATTGGGACCATATCATATTATATACTAAATTTTAAAAATTTTTTTTTAGAAGATGTTTGATATTATACCCCATAGGAGCCATAAACTCATTCCACCTACTACAAAAGCACATGCATCTCCAACTTTCAAGAAATCCCAACAAGATTTTAAAATTTTCATATCTAAATCCCATCCCCTTTTCAATAGCTCCATAAAAGATTTTTTTTCTTCTACTTTGGGAGCTTTCTTTGCTACTTTCTTTTTAGTAGCTTTTTTAACTGTTTTTTTCTTAGTATTACTCATGATATTATATTTAGGTACGATTATTCAGATGCAGTAGGTATAAAAATAGCTTGAGGCTCGGTGCCTATCATTTTTTCCCAGTTACAATTAGACACCACTAAAAGGACAAGTATGAACGACAGTAAAAATGGATGAAAGTTCCTGTCCTTGTTTCTCCTCACTTACTTACTGTTTAGTTCTTGGGATTGAGATGTGATTTGTAGTTGCTTCTGTACAATATCATGCATAAGCTCTACAGGGTCCTTTGGTTCAGGAGTGTCACTGATTCCTTTCAGGATTCCAGACAGGCTGGTTACTACCAGCGTAATTAGTGTTGCGACAATAGCTAGATTGTCCTGTGGGATAAACGTTACGGACCCTAGGAAAGCCAAAACCATCATACATAGGTACAGTGCTCCAAAAACAGCTAAGTGCTTACCAGCCTTCTCCTTGGCTGTCTCACGGGCTCCGATAATATCTATTTCACCCTTCAACTCGGCTTTACGAAGCTTAATCTCACCTTCAATTTCAGCTTTTCTCAATGCGATAGCTTCTTTTGTAGAACCTAGTAGTTGTGCTTCCTTAGCTCCTCTATCTCCGTTTACATGACCATTTCCATTTCCATTTACTCGTCCATTGCCATTTCCGTTACTATCAGCAGTTTTTTCTTCCTGCTTGTTTTTAAGATATTCTATTGCTTCTTCGGGAGTTAAAGGGTCCATCGGGTCATTTTCTGAATTTTTCATAATCTTTATTCCAAGTGTATGTAGAGCGAAATGGCTTACAAACTGGCTAAAAATTACGTATATTGGTTATTACAACTGTAAAAAATTTTAAAAATTATCCTCACGAGTTGTTATTTTTTTGTTTTTTCTTTTTTATGTTAAGAGGTCTCATTTTCTTGACTTCATCTTTAGAAACGGTAGGCTCATGACCTCTATTATCAATATATGAGACAGCTTCAAATCTTGTTTTTCCTTTCTTCCATCTAGCTCCACTTTTAATTTTTTGATGTGGTTCAGAAACACTCATCAATGCAGGGCTAATTTTATTACGAGGGTTGCTAGGGTCAGTATTACCTTGTGATTTTTCTCTATTTGCTTTCCAGGTCTTCAAATGTCCACCTTTAGCAAGTGCAGCTTTGCGAGCATTGCTTAACTCGCTGTACCAATTATCACTAGTTTTTTTAGCACGAACAGCTGAATTAAGAGCTTTAGAAGCTTTCCTAGCAGCTTTTTGACCTTCAGTACCTTTAGAAGATGGTTGCAGAGTTTCGTTATTCATCCCAACTCTTCTCATTTTTCTAAATCCTCCGCTTCGCGCTTCTCTTTTTCTAGCTCTTTCTTCAGTTCCTTGCCTCATAGTATCCAAGCTCGTACTAGGTAGCATGTGACGTAAACCTTTATTTTTTAATTTTATTCTATACGAAGCGTCGTCATACATTCTAGCTTCAGACCTTCTACGCATGTCTCGCCAATTCCGATTATCAGTTCCACGGGGATTATTCAAAGACCTTGCTAGAGGTTTCTTTGGTTTTCTTGAACCTTCAGGGTTACGGTCTGGTCTGAATCGGGCTTGCATAGCCTCTTTGGATTTAATTCCACCTCTCAATGTAGGGTTAGTTCCAGCGACATTGGCTCTATCTTGAGCAGATTTAAGCTTGTACCTTGCTCTGGGAGTTTTAGCTACTAGAGGGTTTTGACCTACATCAGGACGGCGATTATCAGGAGCGTCAATGTTTAGAGCATCTTTTTTACCTTCAATCTCACCTCTTCTCATTAGCTTTTTTAAACCTTCTTGAAGGTTTTCTACATAGCTATTATCAACCGGATTATTTTTCATATCATAATATATAGTAGAAAAATTTTATTTATCTTGCACATCCATGATGGTATTATCACTTAATTTTCTTCCAAGAGTTCTCATCCATCTGTTACGTTCTCTGTCCCATGTAATTCTTTCTGATTTAAAACTCTGATTTTGCTCATCCATTCTTCTCATGAGACTCTTCTCTCTTATGATAGAGTATATCACCCAACATCCAAGAACAGAATGGTCTAATAAAATAGTTATAATTTCGTTCATATTTTATCTAGGAGTCCCATTTACTTTGGAGTCCCTTTGTTTTATGGTACCTAATTTATTTTTTTTTCGTTTATGTGAATAGGGAAGGATGTATGACCTGCCATTTTGGCAGTATTGTAGCTAATCTAGGATTCTCTCCGCTACAAAGTTTTCTAAGAAAGGGGTTGCAATATGAGAGGAGAGGTGTATAATATCTGTATATGAAATCAATCCCAAACTTTGATTCTTCCTACTCTCCGAATGAGAGCAATGAAGGTCTATGTATGCCCAACTGCACTGAGTGTGGTGATGAGGGCTTTATTCGTCATGGTGTTTTCGGCGAGCTTAAATCCGTATGCGCTAACAACTGCAAGGATTTTACCGCTTGTTACTTCTGTGATACACCTATGGAGCTTGAAACGTCTCCATACCGAAATGATGTATGTAATAGCTGTGCTTATCGCGAGTTCGGCTCATAATATCATGGTGTGATTTTTTTTGGGATTACCTCACCCGCGCAAGCGGGTGGGGATTTTCAAAAAACCCCTTGCATTTTCTAAACGCGACTGTATAATAAAACTCATGTTACCTCAAATCGACCTCAAAAAACCCGCTTTCGGTCTTTTCCCTGAAAAGGCTAAGCGTGCCGAGCAAGGCTTATGTACTAACGAGCCATGCGACTCAGAAATAAAATCCACAGGAGATTTTAGAGACGGTATCTCAATAGATGAATATGGTATTAGTGGCTTATGCCAAAAATGCCAAGACGAAGTATTCGGAAACAGGAGCGAGTGGTAATGTTCTTATCGCTTATACTTGTTCTCGCACAATCTCCGTATGAGGCTATCAAAGCCAAAGACGGCAAAGAACGTGCAGATGATTTTAAAAATGCCGTAGAGGTTA